GGGTAAAAATAGAATGGCACTAAATAGAACATCACCACAAGCTGAGTCTACCAACTCTATTGTTGAGTACACAAACCTAGCGCAAGGTGAACACGAAGGACGCTTAGTTTATGTGGCCGACTTAGGCTTACAGGAACGCAGCTACATGGGTGAAGAGAAGCCACCAGCACAGCAAATCTCATTGGGTATTGAAGTAATGGGTAACGCTGTAAATGTTGATGGTACTATGCGCCCACGCTTACTGTGGACTAAGCCGTTTAACATCTTTCAGAAGATGGACGAACGTGGCAATGAGTACAAGTACTTCAAGACCTTTCAACCAACTGCACAAGATGGACAGGTTGCTGATTGGGATTCAGTACTAGGTACACCGTGTAACGTAATTGTTAAACATCAGGTAACTGGTGATAGAACTTACGATAACATTGACTCAATCACCCCAATCCCTGCGAAGTATCAAGACGCAGTAGCAGCTTCGGAGTTTACTGACGCTTGTGTAGGTGACTGTGATGATGAGAACAATGCAGCACAGAAGGCTATGTTTGGTCTAGCCCGGTACGTATTTGAGAAACGCATAAGCCCAAAGTCTAAGCCAGACCTAAAGGTTGTAAGTGCGGCTGAGTCAGGTGCAGACGTAGAGTTTTCAGACGACATTCCGTTCTAATGAAACTCTTAATTGACGGCGACCCTATAGTTTACAGGATAGGGTTTGCTTGTCAGAAGAAGGATAAGGAGACGGGGTTAGTTACGGCTGACCCTGAATCCCACACCCTTCGTTCCTGTAAAGTTTTTCTAACCCAACTAATTAATAAGACAGAAGCAGACATCTACAAAATTTACCTAACAGGTAAGGGTAATTTCAGATACAAAGTTCGCGAAGACTACAAAGCAAATCGCAAAGGTACTGACAAACCAGTACACTATCAACTTGTAAGAGATTATTTAGTCAGTAATTTTGCAGCCCAAGTGGTTGACGGTATGGAAGCTGACGATGCAGTAGCATTAGAACAGACTTCAGATACAGTGATAGCCACTATCGATAAAGACTTACTCATGGTTGAAGGAAAGCACTACAACTACGGTAAGGGTACATGGGCTACAGTCTCAGCCGAAGAAGGCGAATACTTTTTCTACAAACAGATGCTAACTGGTGATAAGGTTGACAACATCATTGGTATTCGTGGCATTGGTGAGAAGAAAGCAAGTAAGATACTTGACACCACCCCAAGAAAAGACTGGGACAAAACCATTATCGAACTATATAAGAAAGAGTTTGAGGATGGTTATCACCGCGCAGTACAGAACACCCAGCTATTGTGGATGTTACAGCGTGACAAACAGATGCCAATGGATTTTAAATGAAACCTAAAAATAAAAAGAAAGACCCGTACCGTAGTGGTTTGGAAAGAACCTTCGCTACTAACACAGCAGGGTTTGGTTTTGAGTTTGAACCAGCTTCTTTACCGTACATCATGCACCGTAAGTACATTCCAGACTTCGTTAAGGATAATGTACTGATAGAGTGTAAGGGTTTCTTTCGTTCGGGTGATACCCTGAAGTACAAGTCAGTAAGAGAAAGTTACCCAGACCATGAACTTATCTTCGTTCTGTCTGACCCCTATAAGAAAGTACGCAAGGGTAGTAAATTGTGTATGGGGCAGTGGTGCTACAAAGAAGGCTTTGCATATTTTACAGTCAACGAATGTAGAGAACTAAAGAAGTACATGGGTTTGAGTGACTCCGATAAACAACAATACAGAGAAGAACATCTTAGAGGTTTATGATGAGTATCCTACTAGCCTCCCTTGTTTACTCTGAAGTAGAGGAGATTATGAGTTTTACAGAACTGTGTGAAAAACTAGAGCAGCTTGATGAAGAGACAGTCATGGAGCTACTTGAGATAAACACAGAAGATTTAGTAATTAGATTTGAAGACCGTGTAGAACTACACAATGAAAGGCTACAAAAGGAATTATAAAATGGAAGAGTACAAATTTAGTAGTACGCCATTTAGGATTGATGATTTTGATGGCTCAATTATTTTCTTCGGCTACCCACTGTTTGGTGGCTGGCTACCGTACATTGGTTTTATTACATTCATCAATGAGCGAGAAGAAAGTATGAAAACTTTTATGATGGAATGGTTTCTTAGAGGAATTATTTTACACAGAACTAAGGACGAAGATTGGTATGACGGCGACTAAGTTATTAGAAAAGAAAACAACGTACACAGTAGATTACCCAAAAGCTATTGACTACTGTGAGCAGCAAGAGTCCATATTCTGGACTTCCTCAGAAATTGAAATGGAGAAAGATATACATGACCTCAAAACTAATCTATCTGACGCTGAGTTACATGGCGTTACTACTGTTCTTAAGTTATTTACTCTGTACGAACTCCACGTAGGTAACGAGTACTGGTTGGACTACGTGCGTAAGACGTTTCAGCGTCCAGAGATACAACGAATGGCATCAGTGTTTGGTATGTTTGAACTGAACGTACATGCGCCATTCTACGATAAGCTGAATGAAGTAATGGGCTTAAAGACTGATGAGTTTTACAGTAGTTATGCTGATGACAAAGTATTGAAAGACCGCATGGCATGGATTGACCGTCAGTTTAAAGTAGATGACCCGTTATTAATTACTGCAATGGGTAGTATCACAGAAGGAGCAATCCTTTACAGCAACTTCGCCTTTCTAAAGCACTTTCAATCTGAAGGTAAGAACAAGTTAATGAACATGACAGCCGGGATTAACTTCTCTGTACGTGATGAGAACCTGCATAGTGAGGCAGGAGCATGGTTGTTTAAGACTCTTAGAGAGGAACTGAAGCCGTCTGAGAAAGAGTACGCTAGGATTGTAAAGAAAATACAGAACACCTGCGCTCAAGTCTTAGAACACGAAAGCCGTATCATCGATATGATATTTGAGAAGGGTAACATCAAAGGTATCACTGATACACAGATGAAAAACTTTATTATGTCACGGTTAAACTTTTGTTTAAATCAACTGGACATAGCTCCTATGTTTACTGTAGAGTATGACCCTATTAGTCAGTGGTTCTACAAGAACATTAACAGTGGTTCACTACATGACTTCTTCACTAAGCAAGGTAACAACTACACCAGAGACTGGTCGGAAGGTAAATTTGCATGGTAGCTAAGGCGATGAAACCCAGTAAGGATAACCGCAAGAAGTTTGACATAGACCTAGAGTACGGAGAAGCAATGGAAGACTCTGTAGCAGAGATGTTACAGGGTAAGAAGATTGAGGTTAAGTCAGAACGCGGTATGTGGATAAAGACTGGTAACATCGCAATAGAATATGAAAGCTGGGGTAAACCATCTGGCATTGAGGCTACGGAGTCAGACTACTGGTTCCATAACCTTTGTGTAGGCGATGACATATTTGCAACATTAGTATTTGAAACGGATAGTTTAAGAAAGATTCTTGAGACAATGAAGGGTAAGCGGTCAGTTAGCGGTGGTGACCATAACGCATCTAGAATGTGGCTACTCCCATTGAAGAAACTTTTTGAGACAGAAACATTAGAGGCATATAAGAGTGGTAAAGCATAAATCAATTTACGAAGAACTAGGTGACGAAAGAAAGCAGTTACAGGAAGAAGGAAAACTACCTATGTGGGTTACTACACCTGCATGGCAGATACTTAAAGATAAGTACACAACTGAAGACTGTCCTGACCTATACTCAATCTACAAGCGTATATCCATTACGGCTGCTAGTCACATGTACGACAAGGAACATTGGCAGAAGGTGTTCTTTAACCTAATGTGGAATGGTTGGCTTGCTTGCTCAACACCAGTACTTGCTAACATGGGAACAAACAGAGGTTGCCCTGTATCATGCAGTGGTAACTTTATTGGAGATAGTGTCTATGAGTTTTACGAGTCACAGAAAGAGGTTGCAGTCCTTAGTAAGAATGGCTTCGGAACTAGTAGTTACCTTGGAGCTATTAGAGAACGAGGCACTCCTATCAGTGGAGGAGGATTGGCTTCTGGAGTACTACCAGTGCTTCGAGATTTTGTCCAACTATCACGCGATGTATCACAAGGAAATACTAGAAGAGGTGCATGGGCAGGATATGTGGAATTAGAACATGGAGACTTTTGGGAGATTGCTGACCACCTAGTCAATCACCCAGATGACTGTAACCTCGGTTGGTTGGTTACAGACTCCTTCATTAACCGCCTCGATGAAGGAGATGAGGACGCAGTAGCTCGCTATCAGAAAGCCATGAAGGTTAAGATGGTAACTGGTAAGGGCTACTTCGTTTTTATTGATAAGATGAACGCACAGAATCCACCAATGTACGCGGAGCATGGCCTGTCAGTTAAGGCTAGTAACTTGTGTACTGAGATTACATTACACAGTGATGAGTTTCATACGTTTACTTGTGTGTTAAGCAGTATGAACTTATCTAAGTACGATGAGTGGGCTGATACTGATGCGGTACACAATGCCATTATCTTCTTGGACTGTGTTGCAGAAGAGTTCATTAAGATGGGTCGTGGTATTAAAGGTTTGGAAAACGCTGTACGGTTTACGGAGAATGGTCGTGCATTAGGCTTAGGTACACTAGGTTTCCACACTTACCTACAGCAGAACATGATTGACATTGAAAGTTTTGAAGCACACAACCTGAACCAGAATATGTTCAAGGTTATTCAGAAGCAGGCTAAGGAAGCCAGCCAATGGTTAGCAAAAGCTAAGGGTGAGCCTAAGTGGTGTAAGGGTCATGGTGTACGCAATACACACCTACTTGCCATTGCCCCTAATAGCTCTAGTGCATTGGTATGTGGTTCTGTATCACAAGGCATTGAGCCAGTGTATAAGAACGTATTCGTACAGGGTAGTCCAGCAGGAGAGATTAACCGTATTAACCCGGTCTTGGTTGACCTGATGAAGTCTAAGGGAGTATACAGTGACGAGACAATCAATCAGATTATCAAGGACAATGGTTCAGTACAGCTAGTCGATTGGCTAACTGATGAAGAGAAGGCTGTATTCAAGACTAGCTTTGAGATTAACCAAGAAGTGTTAGTCAGACTGGCTAGTGCAAGGCAGAAGTATATCTGTCAGGCACAATCACTAAACTTGTTCTTCCCTAGTGATGTACCTGAAGCAGAGATTAGCCGTATACACAAGCTCGCGTTCAAAGATAAATGGATAAAATCGCTATATTATCTAAGAAGCGAGGCAGGTGTACGTGGCAGCAGTGGTGAATGTGTAGCATGTGAAGGTTAGTTACAAGGGGCTAGGTATTCTAGCCTCACCCTCACCAACAACTTTTTCTTTTTCTTGTTGGGCACTACTGTCAGTAGGAAAGGACTGTAGTAAATCTTGTAAGTAAGCCCTATCAGCCCTCATTTGAGCTAATGTAGCCACAGTATAGCCGCCAGCAGCCTGAATAGTTTTTATTGACTTATCTATATTTCTAATAGCAAAAGCCAATGTTTTTTTAGTTTTAGGGCTTGCGGCTGCTTTCCATGCCATAGACCCACTTAGATAAACAGCAGTACCCAAACCAAGACTAGCTGCTAACCCAAGACCAGCTTCACTGTGTACCCCATACGTAATAGTACCTACCAAAGCTAAGGGTGTTGTTGGTATAGATAGGCCAGTTGTTCTTTTAACGTTTTGTATAGCCCTGCCTAAAACAGTTGCTGCCTCTTTTCGTACTTTATCGTCTAAAAGACTGCCAGCACTCAGCAACAAACTTTGACTTTTCAAAGACTTTTTAACACCAGAAGACGGAGAAGATATAGATATTTCATCGTTTATATGTTTTCTCGAAACTTCCAATACGGATTTAAAACCAGCTCGAACACCATCAACATCAAAAGCTTTATTTCCCTTCATATCCCTAGCCCACTCATCTAACTCACGCCTTGCATCTAAAAGACCCCTCGGTGTATTAGGATATTTATCTAATAGCTCCTGTAGTTTATTTATGAACATTGGCGCATGTTTGTCAAAGCCAAGTGTTTTAGCTTCCGCACTACTTTCTATTAAGTTCTTTATTTTTGTTTTTAATCCTGCCATAACTAAGGGTTGGTCAATAGGTTCAAAGGGCAAAGTTTCTAAATCTTTTTCAAGTTTTTGTTTTTCTAACTCTGCTTGTTTGTACGCCTTATCCCTTACTACAATACTAGAACTTTTAGGGTTAAAGTTTAGTTCTCCCAATCTTTTTACAACTTCCATTTCGTAAGGACTTAAAACAGCTTTACGAGTTCCACCAAAAAGACCTCTTTTTTCTACCTCATAAGCCTCTTTAAGATTGTCAGGGGATAGTAGCTGAACAGCTCGTTTTTCTCTTCTGTTTGTGATTTGATTACCTGCCGCGTCTTCCAATTTATTAGATATGACATTAAGCCAAGTTGGTGATGTGTCATAATTTATGTTTTTAGGGCTTCGTGGGGCAAATAAAGAGGCAACATTAACTGCCGCACTTATATGCTGTGCAGCATTTGGGTTAGTTAATTCAAACTCTTTCCACGCTTTCGCGCCTTTATTAATAGCCTCTAAACCACGTTGACCATTTTCTGTGTTTAAAACTACATTCCAACCCTCAAGAAATTTTTGTTTGCCAGCGTCTTCTAAGTTGTCAGGTATGGCGACACTTATTCCGTCTATAACAGACTGAAGCACCTGACCACTAACGTCTAAAACACCACCAACAACTTCTTGCGTTATAGATGACGGTAGGCTATTTGTTGAGTACAGGTCATTTGGGTCATCAGCCCTAGCTACATCTTTTAAAAAGTTATTAACTCTATTTGCTAAATTTGTTTTAGCAGTTTCTTGTAAGTTTGTGGCGTAGTTTTTTGCCTTACTTACGGCGTTATTATTTATGAGCGATGTATCACCCATCGCCATTCTTTCTGTGTTACTATAAATAGGGTTATCAATTTCTTGTCCGAAAGCATTAGTAGCGGTCGCTTGCTTTTGTGTCTCAAACAGTTCAAAAAGTTGTTGAGCCGTAGAATTAGCAGGGGCTGTTACAATACTACCGTCCTCCATTTCAAATTTAGACGGTCTACTATTATAAATGTTATTCATATCTTCTGCGGTAGAACCTTCGGGTACTTCGATTATTTCACCATCGCCCATTTCTACTTTTATATTTTTAGGTAACATTTTATCAATTCCCTCCTGCTGCTTGTGCTGCTAGTTCCGCCTCTATTCTTTCTCTTTCTATAACCTCACTGATTTTTATAGGTGGTTTTTCTGCTCCAGCATTAGGAGTAGTTATACTATACCCCTCTTTTTTGTTATAGGCATCAATGTCGTTAGTTATCTCACCTAATACGTCCATTTTATTTGCAAACTTTGATAATTGAGCATCTAAGTCCATAGGAGCAATACCATTATTTTCTTCAATAAGTCTTACTTGCTCGTCATTGATGGCTTTTTTATAGTTATGTACTTTTTCATATGCTCTTAAAATAAGCATGTTACCTTCTGCAGTTTTTGATAACCCCGGAACGGAAGCTTTTAAGAAATTTAAATCCTTGTTTGAAGTAGAACCAGTTAGACCAAGACCACTATCAGGATTACGCAGTATAAGTGCCATTTTGTTTGTAATAGATTCAAAGTATTGTGCTTTGTCTAGACCTACAGTCTCAACGCCTAATACATCAAGAATTCTTTTAACTTGATTTATAGCACCTGCACCCAAGCCAGTTTTTAACTTACCTTCTTCAAATAATTTTATAGCTTCTTTAACTTCTTGGTACTGTGTTGTACTTAATTGGAATTGTTTTGCTCTATCTTTAGCACTAATCTGCGCTAATTCTATAGCTTTCTCTCTACCTTTTACGTCTGAAGGTGCTATCTTGCCGTCCATTAAGGCATCAAAAGCATCATTAACATTGCCTTCATTAAAAAGCTTCCTAGTATTTTTCAGACTTTCTGGCGTGTAATCTTCGCTATTCACATTCAGTGATGTAAACCAAGCCCCATAAGAGTTAGGTTTATTATCTTTGGGGTTTTCTGCTATTAGCTCACCCGTTTCTTGGTCAACTAATATCGCGCCGTCTGCCAAAGTAACACCTCCTTTGCCTTTCTTTGCTCTTTCTGCTGCTTCTTCTTTAGATTTTGCTATCTGTAACATAGCACCACCTCTTTCAAAGTCGTCCAAGCTAAAGAATTTATTAGCTAACGTATAGTATGACGAAGCATCATCAGTGTCTTTAACTGATTCTAGTTCCGAAAGTACACTATCAATACCCTGTGCCCTAAGCATCTCGTCATCAGGACTTTTTTCCTTTGACATTTGACCTAGTTTACTACCAGCACCAATAGCTAAGGTCTGCAACAAACCTTGAAAACCAGTGTCAGTTTCGGATAATAGCTTTTGCAACCCCTTTTGATTTTCTAAGGTACGTTGTTGTGCTAATTTTTGAGCAGCCCCACCTTTAGACATCATGCCTTTTAAAACCCCCAGAGACGAGCCATCTTCTACTTGCTCTGTTTGTAAAGGGGCAGTAGTAGGAGCAGAAGTACCCTGTGAGTATTGCTGCTGTGCGGTTTGTAATAAACTTGGTATATTTTGTGCCATTATTTTTCCTTATCGTATAACTCTAGGGTCTTTACCATATACGCCGTAGTCGTTAGCGTTAAAAGTGGTGTTTCCTACATGTCCGCCCGCACTTGCGAACGGATTGCTAAAACCCCCACCACTCGCTAGGTACGCCTCCGCACCAGCCTGTAGTAACCCTTTAGTCCCAGCAGTACCACCACCGTAAGGTGTACCAGAAACCATGCCACCACGGATTTGTTCCATTTTTAAGGCAGCTAGTGCAGCGTTACGACTTTGTTCATCTAAACCTAATGCTTGATTTAACATACCAGACTGACCAACACCTAATTGCTGGAGGTAGTTTTGTCGGTTAGCTTCGTTTTGTTGGAAAGCAGATAAGGATTGATTAAACAACTGATTGCCTTCTTGCATGGCAGCAGCCCTAGACCCAGAGTACAGGTCAGTCATTGCTTGGCCTTGCCCTTTTGCTAAACCAAAGGCATCAGGATTAACCATGCCTCCACCTGTGCCAGCCCCTGCTGCATCACCAGATAGCATTAGACCCATGCGACCTGAGCCGAATAAGTTATTCTGTAGTTGATTTTGTTGTTGTGCAAACACTGGATTTAGTACGTCCATGCCTGCATTAAAATAACTTTGCGTAGCCTGTGCAGGGTCAAAGTTATAATTAAAATCAGCAGGTCGGTTCTGTAGCTCTTGTAGCTGTAGCTGTAGCAATGGGTCAACAGCATCTAGCTGTCTATTCATTATGCCAGCTAATCTAGGGTCGCCAGTATTTTCTATACCAAAATTACTTTGGTCTTTATCAATACTAATTTGCGTATCGTACAGAGGACTAGTAAAACCAAAAGGCTTCATAAAAGCATTTGGATTTTGCGTTGCTGCTTTAGGGGCTTTACCGCCCAACGCGCCTGTTACACTTTTTACTACACCACCCATTACGTACTCTCCTTAATCCATACAGGTCTATCCACACCGTCAAGACACTCTATAGTTTTATAATAATTAAAACCGTACATTTCTAAAAACCTCTCACTTGGTCTTTCGTTATTTTCAACATTACGAAGTACATATAAAATCTTATATTTATTAATTAATTTATTTACTTCTTTAGCTATTTGTTTCTTTGTAGTCTTGCTCCAGTTATAAACTGTGCAATGTATAAATTGTTTGCCATTCACTTCTTCTAAACTCATATTAAATCTATTTGTTTTAGCTACAGTTTTCATTAAGCTGTGCGCTTCCACATATATACTGTAATGTATGGTTGTAAGTTAGCGTTAGTACCATCACCAGTACCTTGACTACCTGTAGTACCAGACACACTGTGAGTATGAGTAGGTGCTTCACTTGTTAAACCATTAATTGCAACAGTGTCAGATGCAGTATTGACTGTAGCTGAACGCGAGCCGGGGTCGTAGTTTCTAGCAGGGTAGTTACTATCAGTCATAGTTTCACCACTAGCATCGCCATTATGAGAGAAGTGAGTGTGCGCTCCTTCTGCTCCTGTAGTAGCACTAAAGCTATGAGTGTGAGCTAGGTTAGCTTGGTTAGCACTACCACCAGTTTCTTCTAGTGTATCAAATGCTGCGTTACCACTATCTAAACCTACTAGTACGCGACCAGCAGCGTAAGCTGCCCATGTGCCAAAGCCTAGTAAAGTAGCTGGGTTAGTGGATACAGCAGCGTTACTGTAGATAGAACCCACTGGGTATACCGCAGCCATAGCAGCTTGTACGAAAGCAGTGGTAGATAGTTGTGTACTGTCCGTACCAAAACTAGCTGTAGGTGCAGTTGGTGTACCTGTAAGTGCAGCATTATTTTTATCTGCTTTAGAGTTTACAGCTACCTGTATCGAATCAAACTCGTCATCAATCTCTGTACCTTTGACAATCTTGTTAGCGTTACCAGTAGCCAGTGCATCTTTAGCTGCAAAGTCTGTGGTTTTAGAATAGTTACTCATTAAATAATCCTACCTTGTTTAGCGTAAACGTCTAGTTTTTGGACGCTTAGTAATGCGCCATCGATTGTTGTTTCAATACCTAGTTGTACTATTGAGCCTGTACCTGCTACTGATTGGTCTAGTCTTTCTAGTGCTATTCCTGACTTGTATTCAGCTACAGTTGCTGCATTAGCTCCGTACTCAGCTACTCCATACTCAGATACATCTGATTGGCTTAAAGTAAATGAAAAGCTAAAGTAGTTAGTAGTGTAGTCAAAACCACACTTTAAAGTAAATGCTTGGGTTGAACTACCAATAGCTGTAACTGCCGCACGTTTTAATAACTTGTTAATGTTAGGTTGGTCAAAGTCAAAGTGGTTAGTAAAGTAGGACATCAGATAGCTACTGCCGTTATCGTTATAGCCTTCGTACTCTGCAATACCATTAACTTGTGTTACGTACATCGTCTTAGATGTAGCGTCATACACGTAGTCAGTATGGTCTAAGTTATTCCAAGTAGTGCAACGTAATGAAGCATCTTCTAATGTACCACGAGTATCAAATACAAATATCTCTTTAGCCTCTGGTAAACTAATTAAGTAAAATGCTGCCTCCGGGAAGTAGCAAGACTTAATTAAACTTGAATTACTTTCCCTGTTTACAATGTCCATAAATGTATCTCGTACATTCTTAGACAAATCATTCATTGGCTGTGACTTCTCTTGGACAGTACGTCCTAGTGAACGTAAACCAGTAGCCGATAAAAAGATAATATCATCACCTGTGTTTTGTATACTGTCACGAGCGATACAACCCATACCACTAATTACTTCCACTAACTGTAAAGTATTTACATCAAAGCTGGCTTGAAAACTATCAGCGTCAGCAAAAATAATAATATGGTTTTTACAGAATACAATTAGCCTACCGTTATGCTCACCTAAGCCAGTAATAATATCTTGGCCTTTAGGTAGTATGCCACTAATGTTTAGTGTGCCAGCACTGCCTGTATTCCACTGTGCGCCATTTAGTAAGTTACTAAAGTAGACTGTAGTCTTGTTATTTGTAGTATCAGCAGCCCATAGACGACCAAAGGCAGACATAACAATATCTGCTGCTGGTGCTGTACCAGTGTAGTCAGCATGTTGGTCTATTGACTTAAATTCGTTTGGTGTAGTTTCGTTAGTGTAATACAGTGGTTTGTAACCACGTTGAAAGAAGTAGGCTCTGTCGTTTAACG